GACAAAGCCGACTATGAATGGAATGATGACGGCACGATGTGCCACTGGATTGTGCGCCACCAAAAGTTTGATTTTACTAATCCCGCGCACGTCGCCCAACTTATCAACTTCTATTCTGACCTCTATATGGAACTTTGGGACTTACCCGATACTTGGGGTCGCACTTTACTCTTTGACCTTGACCGCTATATTGACCGTCTACAACTTTCCGAAGCCCGCGAATACATTCTTATTCGTCGCATTGACAAAGCACCCGTAGACCTTATTGCGGCCGAAATCAGAGAAAAGTTTGGCTTACATTATAGCCCTTCTCGCGTATCTAAGATACTAATGAGTGAAATCCCACAGAAGGTTGCTTTTCTCGCGGCGAAGGATAAAGCTCTTGCGGAAACTCCATTTGACCCATTCTCGCGCAAGCAATGTTTCCACTGTAAGCAATGGCTTCCTCGTTCCACTATCTTCTTTGCCCGCCACATCACTCGTTCTGATGGTTTAGCTTCCAACTGTAAGGATTGCGAAAAGAGAAAACGTATAGAGCAAGGAGGACAAACCGAATATGACAGACGTTACAAGAGCAAAGACAAGGGTCTGTCTAAAATGTAAGCAAGCGAAAGAAGCTCAATTCTTTCCTTCCACCTCCTCCCCATATTTTCCGGGCAAGCACAGCATTATATGTACTGCTTGCCTTGAAAAAATGGCGCGGGCAGATGATTGGGACGCAATTGATCGTCTTTTTCGCTGGCTTGACCTCCCATTTGATATTGAATTATGGGCGCGCCTATACAAATCAAATGGGGAACATACCCTTACTTCTTATCTAAACTTTATTGATACCAACGAAGCTTACGCGTCTATTTCTTGGAAAGATGAAAACAAGAAATGGCGCGATGCGAAGGAGGAAAAAACAATTGAGGAACAGATACCCGAGATACAAGAAGCGCAATTACGTGCTCTTCGCGCGCGGTGGTCTGATTCTTACACTATTGAAGAATATCAATGGTTAGAAAACCTTTATACTCAAATTGTTGCGACCCAAAATGTTTCTACTCCAATTCTTCAAGATTATGCGAAAGACTACTGCGAAATTAGTCTGCGAATAAAGAAGAAAATACGTAATGGAGAAGATGTAAAGAAGGAAATGGACTCGCGCGACAACATTATCAAAGTTGCGAGATTTGAAGCGAAGAACGCTATCAATGTTGGCGATTTTGATAGTGTCGGAGAACTTATTACTTACTTTGTAAAGAAGGGTTGGCAACCAAATTGGGCGCAAGAAAAGAAAGACGTTGTTGACTTTACTATGCACAATATTCAGCAATATCTGAACCGCCTTATTACGAATGAGGGAGGGCTTGCTGAACAAGTAGAACAAAGAAGAGAAGCTTATAATACAGCGAAAAGATTGGAAGAAGACCAACTCAATAATGATGAAGAATTGAAACGCTATGAAGAAACGGATGAAAATGTAGTTTATGAAGGGGAGAATGAATTAGATTACGAATTATCGGAGTATGACTTATGATAGATTTTGCTCCTAAACTCGTTTTGCGTGACGGATTATCAGTAGAAAAGGGAATTGAACTTACTACTGATTTTCTGGACGCAAATGAAGAGCTAATAGAAAAGTATTTGAACTTCTGGATGCTCTATCCTGATCTCTATTTAGAAAGTATATCACCACAAAACTCCCCAATTCATCTTTTCTTTTATCAACGTATATGCTTGCGCGCGTCAATGCGTTATCGTTATCATAGTTTCACTGCTACGCGCGCGACTTCAAAATCTTTTCTTGCTTTGCTCTCTTTGATTTTGAGAGCTATTTTTTTGCCCGGTTCTAAACTATTCACTTGCTCTGATGTAAAGGGAACTGCTATCAAAGTCACCAAGCAGAAGCTTGACGAAATATTTGCGTGGTGGCCTTTGCTCGCAAAAGAAGTCAAAAATCAGAAAATGTCAACTGACTATATTGAATTGGAGTTCAAGAACGGTTCCATTTTCTCCATTGTTTCTATGACTTCTGCGGGCCGCGGAACCAGAGCAACGGCGGGCGTAGTTGAAGAAAGCGCTCTCATTGATGGCGACGCCCTTCAAGAAATCATCATTCCTATGATGAACATTGATCGGCGCGATGCGCTGGGGCGTGTTGTTCCGGGCGAAACAAACCAACAACAGACCTACATTACTACTGCTGGTAGTAAAACTTGTTTTATGTATCAGAAACTAATAGAAATGACAGCAATGGAATGCCTGCGACCACAAGATTATTTTGTGTGGGGTATGGATTATCGCGTTCCTGTCTACCATGGTCTTTTGAGTAAACAGTTCCTTGACGAACAGCGAATGTCTACTACTTTCAATGAAGAAGCATTCGCGCGTGAGTCAATGTCAATTTGGACTGGGCAATCCAAAGATTCATGGGTTTCTAATAAACAGCTTATCGCGCACCGCACTTTACTAAAATGTGAGCGGGAAGCCCAAAAAAACATTAGCAACCCAGATGCTTACTACAATATGGCGTGCGATGTAGGCCGTTATCAGGCCAATTCCGCAATTACTGTTATGAAGGTTTTGCCTTCTAAAACAGGAGCATGGAAGAAAAAACTTGTTTACATTGAAGTATTGAGTGGCAAGAGTTTGATAGATCAAGCCGCAGAAATCAAAGATATTATTGAGAGATTTCATCCGAGAGAAGTTGTTATAGACGGCAACGGCTTAGGCGCCGGTCTAATGGACGCAATGGTTCGTCCTTCTTTCAATCCTCAAACTGGCAAAACATATCCTGAATACTATGTAATGAATGACGATAACTACCTTCCTCCGGGAAGAAAAGTTCCGCCCGAAAAGCCAGACCCTGATAACCGAGTTATTATTTATAACCTGAAAGCTGGCGCAGGAAATGATAGTGAAATTCACGCAAACTTTTTCGCGCAAATCACGAGCGGAAATGTGGATTTTCTTGCTAATGAAAGAGTTGTAAAGACGAAATTACTTGCGACGAAGAAAGGACAAAAAATGTCTCTTTACGATAGAAGAGAGTTTTTACTTCCTTATGAAATGACTTCTCGTCTAATGGATGAAATAAATAATTTGAAATTGAAACCTACCGGGGTTCAAAATCAAATAAAAGTAGAACAGATTTCGCGCTCAATGCCGAAGGACAGATTTTCGAGTGTCGAATATAATTTATGGCGCATCAAGTTCTACGAAGATGCTTCAATCAAAAAATCTAAAAAACTAACTGGTGTAAAAGACCTCATTCGTTTTACACCTAAACGAGGGGTGAAACACTAAATGAGCGAGGAAAAAAAGAAAAGAGACTTTTCAGATTTCAAGTTGAAGATTCAACGAACTCCAACAAATGAAAGGTCTTACCAGCGATATGCTGGACGGCTTCGCAATTCCGTTCAGCAATACACGGATGAGGAACTTATCAAGAAAGTAATTGATGAAGGAGACCCCGCAACTTTGCGTGAAGTTTCACGCTACTACGCGCGCATTAGTGGTATTTACAAGAATACTCTACTTCTTCTTTCCAATCTTCTCTTTTATGATACTGTTGTTTCTCCTGTATTTGACCCCAACAAAAAAATGAATAAAGAGAAAACCATTTCTACATTCAATCGCGCAGTCAAGTTTGTTGACGATATGAATGTGCCAGTAAACTTTTCTCGTATTACTTATGAAATATTGAGCGGGGGAGTATATTATGGGATTTTGAGAGCTGATACTGGTGAAGGCATAACCATTCAGGATTTACCTGTTGCTTATTGCCGTACTCGTTTCAAGAACTCTTATAATCTTGACATTCCTGAGTTCAACGTCCAATATTTTGAACGTATTTCTGATAAGGCTTTGCGCGAAGAGGCCATTTCGGCTTATCCCGCAGTTGTGCGCGCGGCCTATGCCCGCTGGATAAAGGGGAAACTTCTTTCTCCATGGGTAGAGATTTTGCCCGAGTATGGTGGAATGTGCTTCTATTACGAAGATCAAGTTCCTCTTCTAATTTCAAGTATCCCCACTATTATTCGTTTGAGTGAAGCCGAAGACCGCGAAGCCAAGCGCGATGAGAATGAACTCTACAAGTTGCTAATTCAAAAAATGCCTATTGATAACAATGGTGAACTTGTTTTCCAACTTGAAGAAATCTATGACATCCATGACTCAATCGCGGAAATGCTTCAATCAGTAGACACCGTAGATGTCCTCACTACTTTCGGAGATACCAAACTTGAAAGCATTCAAGATTCTTCTGCGGCAACGCAATCTTCTGACCGCTTGGAAAAATATCAAAAGGCAACTTATGATGAGTTAGGAAGAAGTTCTCTTCTCTTCAATTCTGATGGTAGCTCTTCTCTCCCATACTCAATCAAGAAGGATGAAGCTCTAATGTTCGCTTTCGCGCGCTTATATTCTGCGTGGATTGAATATCAAATCAATTTGAAGTATGCGAAAACAAATCTTCGTTTTTCTTTCACGATTTTGCCTACCACAATTTACAATAGAGATACTTATCAATCTCAATATTTTTCTGGTGCGCAATATGGCTATTCTAAAATGTATGCTGGCGTTGCTCTTGGTATCAAGCAACCCAATCTTATTAGCCTAATGGCGTTTGAAAATGACTTCCTCAATATGTCGGAAAAGATGATTCCGCTTCAATCTTCTTATACTACATCTGGAAAAGATATAAAAAATGAGGAGAGCGCGGAAAACAAAGAAACTTCTTCAAGCACGCAGAACATTACCGACGAAGGCGGAAGACCCGCTTTGAAGACCGAGGAAAAATCAGAAAAAACAATGACTAATATAGAGAATAAAGAATAGGAGAGATAAATATGGCAAATAGCGATGCAGATTTTACACAAGGAAGTATTCTTAAAAAATTAGTTGCTTTTATGATGCCGGTTCTTGG